GATTGTTCTGCGGCTATTCTTGTATCAATGATACTTGCTTCGAGAGAATAGGTATCTCCAGTTAAAGCAGAATCAATATGAGCTTTGGAAAGGAATCCAAATATACCCATACTTGTAATTAACATTAGAACTATAACAGCTGCTGTAAAATAACCTCGTACTAAATTATTAATACGATCCCATTCATAATGCAACCATGCTGCAGATACTAATTTACCGATTTCTAACACCGTTGCCATAATCGCAATACCGACGACAGCACCGCTGAAGATCGTCATTAATCCGACGATACTAAAATAGGCAGCCGTAGCAGCAAGAGTAAGGGATGTTCCGAGGGTTAACCATTTCATTTTCATAATATTAGTGAACGTGTTTAAACGTTTCCAGTAATCCTGCGACCAAATCTTCCATCATACCATTGGTGTGAAGTGGTGTAGGTGTAATTCTAAGCCGCTCTTTACCCACATCGACTGTTGGGTAATTAATAGGCTGTACATATAATCCATGTTCGTTTAATAACCTGTCTGACATTTGTTTGCATTTCTTTGCATCTCTAACCATCACTGGTAATATATGAGTGCAACTGTTTGGATGTATTTCGATATTGTTCTCTATAAATAGTTGTCTTAATGTTTCAGCTCGTTCTTGATGTAGTTCTCTCAATTCATTATGATCCATTAAATAACGAATAGAAGCAATTGCTCCTGCTGCCATTACAGGACTCATACTTGTTGTAAATATAAATCCACTTGCTACGCTTCTAATAGCATCAAGCACAATACTGTCGCCAGCAATATAACCGCCATGACATCCAAAAGCTTTTCCCAACGTTCCATTTACAATATCCACTCTGTCTTGTAAGCCAATCTTTTCGCAATAACCTGCGCCTGTATCTCCGTAGAGACCAACTGCATGTACTTCGTCAATATATGTCATTGCGTTATATTTATCTGCTAAGTCACAAATTTCTGCAATAGGGCCAACATCTCCATCCATACTATATACAGATTCAAATACAATGCATGGTGTTAACTCAGCCTCAGTTGCAGAAATAAGACAGGCTTCTAATGACGCCATATCATTATGTTGCCAAACATGTTTCTCTGCTCTGCTGTGTTTCATTCCCATAATCATTGAGGCATGATTCTTGTTATCTGAAACAAAACATATATTAGGAATGATACGAGATAGAGCAATTAACGCCCATTCGTTTGCTACATAAGCAGAAGTAAATAATAGACCACTTTCTTTTTGATGTAATTTCGCAATTACATTTTCGAGTGTAACATGATAATGAGATGTACCGCCAATATTGCGAGTACCCCCACTACCACTTCCTGTCTTTAACAACGCGGTTTGCATTGCGTCAATTACATACTTGTTTTGTCCCATTCCCAAATAATCATTTGAGCACCAATTGACAATTGTCTTTGGAGAATAAGGTGAGTACCAAGTCGCTTTAGGAAAGTTTCCTTTGTCACGAACGATATCGTTAAATACTCTGTACTTACCTTCTTCTTTTAATTTATCAATCACATCATGAAAAGGTTTTTTATTAATCATTTTCTACGCCTAGTTAGCTTGCGTAGGCATCTTCCCAAGTTCCTTCTAAGCCAGCAACCTCATATTCGGTTACACGATTTTCGAAGAAGTTTGTATGGTCTGCTCCATTGAGTACCCATTCTAACCAAGGTAATGGATTATCTTTTACCTTGAAGTTCGGTTTCATGCCTAACTGTAATAATCTTCTGTCCGTTATATATTTTATATATTCTTTTACTTCGGATTTTTCCAGCCCTTCAATGTTTCCCATTGCGTATGCAAGATCAATAAACTTATCTTCGAGATCTACAATGTCCTGAGACATTTCGTATATTTCTTTTTTGAACTGATCATCAACAACTCGACTGTGTTCTTTGATGAACGCTTTAAACAATTTAGAATTACCTTCAACGTGAATTGATTCATCACGAATTGACCATTCTACTACTTTACCCATACCTTTCATTTTACCGAAACGTTGAAAGTTAAGTAACATAACGAAAGAAGCAAATAAAGCAACACCTTCGTTGAATACTGATTTAGCAATTGACAATCCTAGACCACGCAAAGTATTTGTATCTGCCTTACGCATATAGTCAATCTTATCAGCCATTTCAGAATAATCTAAGAATGCATGATATTCACTATCAGGTAAACCTAATGTTTCATTTAATAGCGCATAAGCACGTTGATGAATACCTTCTCTTGCTGCAAACGATCCTAACATATTACGAATTTCGTTATTCTTAAACTTAGGAATAAACTGGTCAAAATAGTTCTGACCAACAGCAACATCAGACTGAGTAAACAATCTTAGAATGTTTGTAATATAATCTTTCTCTATTTGAGTAATCTTACCGCCTTTCCAATCAGCAACATCTTCAGACAAATCTAATTCATCTTCGATCCAATGACATTTTTCATGTCTTGTTGTAATTTCAACAGCCCAAGGATAATGAAACGGTTTATACGTCTCACTGAATTCCATTAGACCACCTTGTTTTTTAATTAACGTATCTGAGATTGCCATAAGGTCGTTATACGTACCTATATGTTTGTCGTCAATAAAGATTTGCGGTACAGATCTTACTTCCTTACCGTTAGAGATTCTTTGATAAAACGCGAGCCTCTGTTCTTCATCGTCTAACACAACCTGTGTATATCCAAATCCATGTTGTGTAAACCATGCTTTTGCCTTTTCGCAAAATGGGCAATTTGATTTAGTATAAATTAATACTTCCATTTTCTTTCCTACTTTTCTATCATCCTTCACAGGCGATACACTCATCTTGTTGTTCCTCCGAGCCGTTGCTGAACTTAATTGAGTTTGGGTTAATAATATCATCTAACTTTTCGCGTTCTACTTTCTGAGAAACGTTTTCTGCCTTGCTTGATGATTCTGTTCTTAAATAATATAATCCTTTGCATCCTTCTGCCCACGCCTGAAAATGGACTGAATGTAAATATTTCTTTTCTGCACCAGCTGGGAAAAAGATATTCAAGCTTTGTCCTTGACATAAATACTTTTGTCGATCTCCTGCTAGCTTAATTAAATAGTGTTGATCCAATTCTATTGCCGTTTTAAAAACGTTCTTTATATGATCATCTAGAAAGTCTAGATGTTGAACTGAGCCACCACTGGTAATAATAGTTGACCATACCTCATCTGTATTCTTGCCTAAATCTGCCAATACTTTTTCTAGGTATGGATTTTTATTTAAGTGACTACCCACTCTTGTTCTTGAAGTAAACGCATTTGCTTTCCAAGGTTCAATAGAAGGCGATGTATTAACTATCATAGAACTATTTGCATTAGGAGCAATTGCTAACATATGAGCATTACGACGACCAGTTCCTTTCATATCAGGAGCCTCGCCACGTCGTCTACCCATATCCAATGTTGCCTCAACTGCCTTTTGTTTAATGGTACTAAAGATCTCTTCGTTAGCATCAATAGCAGCTTGACTATTAAATGCAATATTCATTTTCTGTAAATAAGAATGTAATCCCATTGCACCGAGACCTAAAGATCTTTCTTGTGTTGCACTATATCTTGCTTTACTGATTTCGTCACCTGCATTATCAATAAAGAACTGTAATACATTGTCTAAGAATACGATAAGGTCTTTAACCATATTCGTATCTTTCCATTCATCGTATGTTTCTAAATTGACTGAAGATAAACAACATACTGCTGTTCTTTCTTCGTTGGTCACAAGGTGTATTTCATTACATAGATTAGATCCTTTAATTGATAAACCTAAGTCCTTTTGAGATTGAGGTAATGATGCGTTAGCAGTATCAATAAAGTTAACATACGGTTCACCTGTACGATATCTTGTTTCTAATACTAATTCCCATAGCTTACGAGCATCAACCATTTCACGAACTGTTTGGTCATTAGGATCCAATAAACCCCATTGCTTTCCTTCTTTTACTGCTTCCATAAACGCATCAGTACAATTCACTGCATGATGAAGGTTTAAATTCTTTCGATTTACGTCTCCTGTTGGAATACGCATATTAATAAATTCTACAATATCCGGATGGTCAATATCCATATAAGCTGCATAAGAACCTTTTCTTGTTCTGCCTTGACGGTACGCAACCATATCAGCATCAACTGTATGTAGAAACGGCATCGGTCCTGGAGCTTTCTTTGATACGGCTCGAATGTCTGACCAATGACCACCTACTCCGCCACCTTTAACAGACAACCATCGCAACTCTGCAGTATGGTCAATCAATCCGTCTAAGGTATCAGGTACATAAGTTAAGAAACAACTAATTGGCAACGCTTTTACTTTTTCTCCTTTTAAGACTGCATTAGACAGTACAGGAGATGAATACATAAACCAACCTTGAGATACATAATCATATATACGTTGGGCAAGTTTCATGTTACCACCACAAAATGCAACTGCAGCTCTGGCAAAAGCCATCTGCGGAGACTTCTCTTCATCACGACAATAATAATCTTTTAACAATTTAAATGATTGTTCTGATAATGTCTTATCCCTCTTTGTTTGGATTTCAATTCCTAAATGTTGCATTCTCTACTCCGTTATTATTCTTGTATGTAATTTTCTGCTAAGGGAAAGACGTTAGTAATTACTTCACCAACACGGCGTGCAACTTCCATGTGTTCAAGTTGAGTTCCATTTCCAGATCGTAATTCAATATAATGAATCCATGATCTCAATGTACCGTTAACATATAATCTTGAAACTGTATTACCTTCTGGTAAAACAGCCCTTGCCTGTTCTTTTGCTATACCCGAGTCAATTGCCCATTGGTATAAATCTTTTGATTGTCTAATGAACGCCATTTGTTTCATATTCCAATCTTCTGCTATTCTTCTTTGCTTTTCATCTGTAGGATCAATTGCGACACTGTTCTGACGATTCTTTAGATCTTGGAATCTTGCCTCACGAGTTACCATCTCTAAATCTTCGAGAGGGTTTGCGTATCGTTGACTAAATTCTTGAAAGGAGAAACTACGGTGTCTGAGTAACTGTCGAGCAATATCTCTTGTCGTTTCTATTTCTAAACAAACACTAACCATTTCTAAAGGCGACCAATGTTTATGCTTTACCAAATAATTGACAAGCTTGCTGTTTGTTGCTGTATTGTTTTGATTACTAGGATTACTTACTCTTGCGCAATAAGCCACTAAACCTAACAGTGACGAATCATTTTTAAGATCTTCTTTTGGTGATCCAACTAGATCTTGTACTTGACTGTGGGAAATCAATTTAACCTTCATTATATACTTATGTCCTTTTCCATTGTTGAAATTTTAGTTTAGCTTCTAAACCTTTATACGTAATTGTTCTCATTAGACTCTCAACGCATGATATACTTCCATCGAGAACCATTTCATTAATATCTTTGCCAGGTATATTATGTGGCCATATAACCACACTATGTCCTGCATCGATAATCTTCTCCATTCTTTTGTGAATCTCTAAATTACGAGGTTCAGCATCAAAGACGAAGACTGCATTATCCACCCTTTCGAGCGAATTAGTATTTCCATCTGCTCCGTTCATTGCGATTGCGTTTGATAGAAACATACTATCAAGAGCGCCTTCAACGACATAATACCTTTCGTTAAAGTTTACTTTGTCGAGTCCATACAGTTTAGGTACTTCATCAAACATAATAGTAATATAACGAAGAAACGCATTAGGATCCATTGACCTTGCCGATACTCCGAAACATTTGCCGTCTTTATCTAAGAACGGTATTACGAGTCGAGATTCATCATACTTGACGTTCTCAAACTTACCTGGTACTATTCCATTTATCCATTCCTTAAACTTAGGTGCAAAGTAGAGTCGGTAATGGTGCTTAGAAGGAATAGACCTTTTATCTATATATTTCTTTACTGGGTGGGAATGTTCAAGCTGGCTGATTTTTTTTAACTTTTTTAATGGTTCTCCATGAGAGAAATTTGGTTGGGTAAATTTGGTTGACTCTAGAGTTGATGTTGCTGTTTCCGGAGTATTATTTGCCTTGCCAATGAATTTTTCGGCAACGTAATCATTATAAGCTAATGGGTCGACAACCTTAAGGAAATTGCCGAAGATATGGCTTGCACCACAGTTATGACAGAAATAGAACAACTTGTTCTCGCGTTCAAGTAGCCAACCACGGGCTTTTGATTTGTTCTTTTTAGAATCCCCACACAAGGGACAACGAAAGTTGATCTTGTAAGGGTTTGTGTTTTTGATACGATATCGGTCGAGTCGCCCCGCCAAATGTTGGGCGTACTGGATATCAACAAAGTCAAGCATAATATATAAAATCCGAAATATCTGTTATTGGAATCTATTATAACAAATTTTTAGCACGCTGTCAACTAATAAATGAGGTAATATCCAATTTTGATATGATAAAGATAACGGCAGCAGATATACCCATCATGTAATACTTCCACCTTTCAACAGCAGCTAATTTTGTTTCTATCACCGTAAGACGTTTATCAACCTTACTATCAATATGTCTTAATTCTTTTATGATTTCTTCGTTACGCTCTTTACGATGAAGTTGATTCTGATCATGTATACGTTGATGATCTTCTTTTGACGACTTACGATATACTTCCATTCTATCGCCTAATACAGCTGAACGTTCTTTGTCTAATCTTTTATTCTCTTCAATCGACTCTGCTTGCTTTTCAAGCTTATCATTAAAGTTCATAATGATCTGATTTTGAACTGCCAATGCCTTTTGTATGCCTGCCATTGCGTCTACTGCGTTGTCGACCTTGTCGAAGAATCGACCGATCTGTTTTATATCTTTTTTAATTAAAGCAACGTCAGTCTTTACAGCGTTTAATTCGTCAGGCATCAGTGTATTCCTTAATTGTTATTATAACACATTAAGCATGTTATGTCAATAGTTATTTATCAATAGGTTAGGGTCGATATCCTACTATTCAGAGTTAAATAGAGTTTATTTCTTCTGAACTTGGATACCAGATGCAGGTTCATCGTCGATTGTCACGTTTCTATAATAAACAATGACTTCGCCCAATTCACGAATGTATCTACGGAGTTCTTGCGTATTCTTCGACATCAGCTCATAGTCTCCAATGGTGGCTGCAACGAACACTACATCACCTCCATTCAACTTTTTCATATCGTCGAGGAATCTATCAAGGTAAGTATAACCTACAGGCCATGAAGGATTTTCGCGATCTAAAAGATCGCAAGTCTTTGGTCTGAATGTTTGATGGGTGCCATCTTCTTTAACAATATGATTCCCGTTCTCGTCGAGTTTCATTTGCTTTTGGCAAGGGTTTGTAACGATAGCTTCTGATACAACATACCACTTAGGATTATCTAATTCGATAGGTCGTGGTAGTGTAGGCTGTAAGATTTCGATCTTTATAGGTTTTGTTATAATCTCGACTTCTTTTGAACCAAAGACATTCTGTAGGGTACTACAACCGCTAAGGAACGTCAGGAGCGTCAAGCTCGCTAATAGCTTTGCTGTCATTCTCTATATCTCCAAATACTGTTGCCGTTCCATTGTTAATTCTCAGTTCAATTAGCCCAGGCTTAGCAAGGGCAAGCTTATCTAAGTTGTGCTTAGCAAATATAGCAAGGTATTGATCTTTCTCTTGTTCTATTTGATTATAACCGCGTTGAAGGTTCTGTAAAGATTTACCTTGTTTCGCAAACGATTCTTGGATAGCAACAATAGCAGCTTTTTGTTCTGCTACTGCGCCTTCCAATTTTGAATTGTTTATCTTAAGAGTTTGGTTTTCTGAGTATAACCAATAGCTACCTAGACTGAGCACCAATATGATTCCTATGAACAATTGGTTAAACATATTAGTCTTTTTCTGGTGTTTCTACTGACTCTACTGCTTGACCTGAATGTACATCGACTTCGTCAAAAGTATCTTCAGAGCCCATTGCTTCGACTTCGGCAACTTCAGGATGCTCATCAGTCATATCTTGATATTTCTGATTTAAAGCTGTTCTTACACGACTTGTCATTTCGTCGTCAAAAGCTTTCTTAAGGTTAAGCGGGTTATTGTCAAACGCTTGTTGGATGATGTCATTTACTGGCATGTTGTATTCTCCATATTATATTGTTAGTAAATTTATTTATACATTTTCTAAACGAACCATTAATCTCTCGGCTCGGTTAGTAACTTGTTTGTACCATTGAGAATCTCTACCCTCAACAGCGGCTTCTTTCCAATCACCAGCAGCTAAAGCTTTATTGTGATTCTTGAATTTTGATAATCTTGTGCGGCCCATATTAAACATCATATTGGCTACAACTTGTTTGACTTCTTGAGGGTATCCATCCCAGCCTTCATGTAATATTTTACAGTCAGCAACTACAGTTTCTACATCCTTGGCAAAACATTCAACTACTCTTTCTTCTGATACTGGTGTTCCAACATCTTGTCCGTTTTCTGGATCAGAATCAAGCACAAGATGCCCGATGCCAAAAGTAGCATAACCAAGATGGTCATGATAAATTTCATTTACCTTTCCTTCATCAATTGTTAATTGTTCTCTCAATTGATCTACATCAATATCTGTATCTTTATTCCAAAACATTTTTTTTCCTCTTTATGATAATGTAGATATATCTACTGAAGTTGTTCCTTGGAATTGTAATAAGGACTCCACTTGACTCTCTGCATAATCTTGAATATTATTTGCGTAGTAATTATCACCACCGGCATATTCATATCCCCATAATGTAATATCAACCGCAGTGTTTGCTGTTGTAACTTTTGTTACTTCGCTGTTGGCATAATCTTCTGCACTCAATACAGCAATCATAGGCTGTTTAGAAAATATAGAAGTTCCAACGGCTTCATCATAAGTTTTAACGCTTATGGTAACTTTCTTAACGGTGTTATCCGTATCAATTTTTAATACTTCAACCAGTTCTAAAACTTTACTATATGTAGGCATTAAGTAATCAGCTCAAATTCTGCAGATTTGTTTAGGAATGCAATTGCCCATTTGTCATCAGAATCAATAAAGCAATAATGTATTGTACCTTTATCAGGTCCATCTATTACTTCCCAAATCCAACATACAAAGCCATTTGGAACTTTCTTATCTGCATCAGCAATTGCGAAAAAGAAAGCTTTCATTCTACCTTGTGCACTCCAGTAGCTACCAAATCGAATTTCGTCAGACTTCCAAATATCTTTGTACTTGGTTTGAATGTCTTTGTAATCTTTACCGATTACATGTTTCTTCTCTGCTTTTTTACCAAAAGGTACTATTCCCATTCCAAGAACCTTAACCTTACCATCGTAAACAGGCATTCCTGATATACCATAGTTCTTTGCACTGCGTCCTTTCCACATGGGGGTTACAGTTAGACCAGGTCTTAATTGAGCAATAGTAACTTTAGCTTCGTTTAAAGTTTCTTCCCATTGAGTAAACGATTTCATTTTTGTTTTCCTTTGTTAACCTGCGGTAGATCCCATTGCTTGTTTAGCCGCAGCGCGTTCTTTATCGCGTTCTTGTTTACGTTTCTCACGCTCCTTTTCGACTTCGTCTTGAGCCTTCTGTCTTTCGACTTCGGCAGCATGTTTTAGTTTAATCCTTTCTTTGTCTTTATCTTGACGATCCTTCATCAATTCAAGTTCAGACGCTTGTCTTGCTTTAAGATTAGCTGCAGCAACCGCATCTTCCATTTTGACCGTACCCATAATATCTCGAATACGTTTCTTATGTTTCTTTTGATTCTTTTTAGAAACACCTGGTTCGCCATCAGGTCCTATTCCTAAACCGGCAATGTTACCACCACCGACTGCATTAGCAGGTTCTTCGTCAATCTCGCGTTTTGCTGCTTCAGCAATTAACGTTTCGTTTTCGTATAGAAACCTTTCTAGCGCAATTTCTAAATCTTCTTCAACAGATTCCTCTGTTAAATAGTTAGTAGCTTCGATTCTTTGCTGTTCGCGTATCAACCATAAGGCTGAAGCGTAAGATGCAAGTTTAGTTTGTCCGCCAGGAAGTTTACCTAATAGTTTCTTCAGATTCAATATCATTTGGTCAAAAATACCAAACGCGGATTTCTGACTATTCTTTACGAAGTCTTTACGTTTGATTAGGATATTACCCTTCTCATCAATAATTCCTTCATTATATGCTTCCCACTTCGTAAAGGGCGTAACTAGCCGCTTTATGAAATTGAAAACTAGAAATAAATCTACTACCATTTAAATTTCCCTGAGCCTTGTTTCAATAAACAGATCCCCATTAATTGAGTCTGCGTTTACCACCATATCATCGTATACTAACAGTTCTGGCATATAATTCAAATATAGTACGAATGGTTTTAAATATTCGTGATACTCATGTAATCTCATGAATAACATATTTGTTGCCTGCGGACCAAACACATTGAATATAACAATGAGATGGTTTAGAATTAACCTTTCCTTCAGATCTTTATCTTGTCTATATCGACTAAAGAGTTTACGAAGATATTGAAATCTCTTAATATCCTCTTCGAACTCTGACATCTCAGTACACTGAGGGTTGTCATAGTGTTTCATCGCGTATAGCAGAAAGGTTGATTCAGTCAAATTCATAACAATAAAGGCA